GATGCTGTCCATTCTAAATTACGTAATTGATGAAGATAGCAATAATTACAGACCAGCACTTTGGATGCAGAAAAAATTCAAAACTTTTTCATGATTATTTTCTAAAGTTTTATAATGACGTTTTCTTCCCTACTTTAGAGAAAGAAGGTATCACCACAGTTATTGATATGGGTGATACTTTTGACAGTAGAAAAGGTATTGACTTTGGTGCTTTGACATGGGCAAAGGATCATTACTTTGATCGCTTAAGAGACATGGGCATAACTGTTCATACTATTGTAGGTAATCATACAGCATACTATAAAAATACTAATGATGTAAATGCAGTAGATCTTTTGTTGAGAGAATATGATAATGTAAAAACTTATTCAGAAGTATCATCTATAATGGTAGGTGATTGTAATATCACTCTTGTTCCTTGGATTAATTCTGACAATCAAGAAATGAGTCATGCTTTGATTAAGAAGTCAAGATCTCCTATATGCATGGGACATCTTGAATTGATTGGGTTTAGAGTGCATCGTGGTTATATTATGGAGCATGGGACTGATGCATCACTATTTGATAAATTTGATAGAGTGTTCTCTGGACACTATCATACAAGATCTGATAATGGAAAGATTTTTTATCTAGGTAATCCTTATGAAATGTACTGGAACGACTGCAACGACACAAGAGGATTCCATCTCTTTGAAACAGAAACTCAAGAACTCACTGCGGTGGACAATCCATATAGGATCTTTCACGTTATTTACTATGAAGATCATGATCACCAGCTTTTTGATGCAAGACAACTTGAAAACAAAATAGTTAAAGTTATAGTTAAAAAGAAAAGTAATCAGGTACAGTTTGAAAAATTCTTAGATAAACTGTATAATGCTAATGTAGCAGAACTTAAGATAGTAGAAAACTTTGCCCTTACTGAGGCAGCAGAGTTTGAAGCATTTGAGTCTGAAGATACTCTCTCTATTCTCAATAGATATATTGAGGATTCAGAGACAGATATTGATAAATCAAAAGTACAAAAATTAGTACAGGAAGTTTATCAGGAGGCATGTGAATTAGTTTGATGTTCATTCTAACAGTGGAGGGCAAAGAGTCTGAGGGTGCATACTCAGTCACTGCTGAAGATGGAGAGCAAGTTCTTTACATCTTTGAGGAGGAAGATGATGCTATCAGATTCGCTCTTCTACTAGAAGATCAAGACTATCCAGAAATGCATGTGATAGAAGTTGATGGTAAAGTAGTTATCAAAACTTGTGAGATGCATGACTATAGGTATTCAGTTATTACTAAAAATGACATTGTTATTCCACCACCAATAGACCATGATTTTATTTGAGAAAATACGTTGGAAGAATTTTCTTTCTACTGGTAATCAATACACTGAAGTTGAACTTGATACTAATTCTACCACATTGATCATTGGTACTAATGGTTCAGGTAAGAGCACAGTATTAGATGCTTTGACATTCAGTTTGTTTAATAAACCATTTAGAAAGATTAGTAAAGCACAACTTGTTAATACAGTCAATGAGAAAGATTGTAGAGTAGAAGTAGTATTTTCTATTGCAGAAACTAAATGGAAAGTGGTTAGGGGCATCAAACCAAATATATTTGAGATTCATAGAAATGGTATATGTATGGATCAATTCTCAAACTCTAATGATCAACAGAAATGGTTAGAGCAGAATGTAGTAAAGATGAACTATAAGTCTTTTACTCAGATTGTTATTTTAGGTAGTAGTAACTTTGTTCCTTTTATGCAATTAAGTGCTCCCAACAGAAGGGAAGTTATAGAAGATCTTTTGGATATTAAAATATTTTCCTCTATGAATAATCTACTTAAGGATAGGATTAGAGGTATAAAAGATGAAGTAAGAACTTTAGATCTTAAGAAAGAATCTCTTAATGATAAAGTTAAGATGCAGACTGATTTTATAGAGAAGATTGAGAAAAGAGGAAATGATGATATAAATGATAAAAAGAAAAAAAGTAGAGAGTTGGGAGATGAGATATGTGTATTGATGTTAAAGAATGAACACTCTAATGATCAAGTATATGGACTAACTAAAGAGCAAGAAAAGGTAACAGGTGCTACAGAAAAGTTACGTAAGATGGGAACTATAAAAGGTACTTTGTCCAATAAGGTAGCAACTATTACAAAGAAGAATAAGTTTTTTAAAGAAAATACTGTTTGCCCTACCTGTAAGCAAGACATAGAAGAGGAGTTTAGGTTAAATAACATTAGTGATGCTCAAGATAAGATAAAGGAGTTGCAATCTGGTTATCAGGAACTGGAGGAGGCAATTAAAAAAGAGGAGGAGCGAGAGCATCACTTCACAAAACTATCAAAGGAGATTACTTCACTCACGCATGGCATTTCTAAAAACAATACTCATATCTCTGGGTTTCAAAAACAGATCAGAGATTTGGAATCTGAAATTCAGGAACTTACCAAACAACTTGCAAACAGAAATACTGAGCATGAGAAGCTAGAATCATTTAAAGACAACTTAAAAGAAACATATGAGGCACTAGCCTCTAAGAAGGACACAATAAGCTATCATGATTTTTCATATAGTTTACTAAAAGACGGTGGAGTTAAATCTAAAATCATCAAGAAGTATCTTCCATTAATTAATCAGCAGGTAAATAGATATCTGCAGATGATGGACTTCTATATTAACTTTACTCTTGATGAAGAGTTTAATGAAACCGTACAGTCTCCCATTCATGATAATTTTTCTTATGCTTCCTTTAGTGAAGGAGAGAAGATGAGAATAGATCTTGCTCTTTTGTTCACATGGAGGGAGGTAGCAAGATATAAGAATTCTGTAAATACAAATCTTCTTATTATGGATGAGGTGTTTGATAGTTCCCTTGATGGGTATGGAACTGAGGAGTTTCTTAAAATTATTCGCTTTGTGGTAAAAGATGCTAATGTGTTTGTGATATCACATAAGACAGGTATGGACGATAGGTTTGATAATGTGCTAAAATATGAAAAGATAAAAGGTTTTAGTAGGTTGGCATCATGAATGAAAGAGAAAAAGAAGAGTTAAGAGATTTAAAAAATAGAGTAAATAGGCTGCAATATGAGTTTGATAAATTAAAAAATGCCATATTGTTTCTTCCTGAAATAGGAGATAAAGTACAAAAAGGAATGTGGTTATGAAAATATTAATAACTGGACATAAAGGATTTATAGGAAGTTATCTATGGAATCATATTGAAAAAGCTGGAGTAACTGGTGTAGAATTGCATGGCATAGATTTTCCTGATGACATAGGAAATTTCAATACAGCTGAGATCTATGATGTGGTGATACACCTAGCAGCGTTTGCAAACCTTAGAGGAAGTTTTTTAAATCCTGATAAATTTTGGGAGAACAATGTAGTTAAGTCACAACCAATCTTTGATTACTGTAAAGAATGTGATGTTAGATTATTATATGCTAGTTCTGCTGGTGCTCATGGATGGTGGCAGAATCCTTATGCTATCACTAAGAAAGTAAATGAAATACAAGCACCACGCAACAGTGTTGGTATGAGATTTTTCAATGTGTGGGCAGAGGAGGGAAGTAGATCTGATATGCTTTATAGAATGTTACAGGAAGATACTGCTAGGTACATCACTAAACATAAGAGAGACTATATTCATGTTCATGATATATGCACAGCAATTCTAACTCTAATACCTAGTTCCTTTACAGGTCATTTGGATATAGGATATGGTGAGTCTATTCCTGTTATGGATATAGCAAAAGCAATGGGTAAGGATTTACCTGTTAAGGAGGACACACCAGGTGAACCAGACAGTTTGTGTGCTGACATATCTGAGTTGACTGAGATGGGATGGTATCCTACAATAAATATTGTGGATCATCTCAAGAGTTATGGTAACTCCTAACTGGCAGCATCATTCTAAGAAAGAAAAGAAGAGAACACTGAAACCACAGGCATTGCGTCAAGCAAGGAAAAGGCGTGGACAGTTAATAAAGCGTCTACTCACCCACCCAAAAGGTGGGTTTTTTAGTATGATAGGTATATCACAAGAAAAGTTACATGGCAGTTCAGCAAGAAATCAAGTCACAACTAGCAAAACTGCTTGCTACTGAGGATCTAGTAGTAGAGCATAAGAATGTGCCTACAGCACAGTTCAATGTGCATACAAGAGAGTTGCTTCTACCACTATGGGAGAAAGCAAGTAGCACTGTATATGATATGTTGGTTGGACATGAAGTAGGACATGCACTCTTTACACCTGATGAGGAAATGGGTGTGGAAGTTCCTGCACAGTTTTTGAATGTAGTAGAAGATGTAAGAATAGAAAAGTTAATGAAGAGAAAGTATCTTGGTATCGCTAAGACTTTTTATAGAGGGTATCATGAGTTACATGAAAAAGATTTCTTTGAAGTAAATGATGAAGATCTTGATAGTCTTAATCTTGCTGATAGGGTCAATTTATATTATAAGGTAGGTTCTTTCCTTGATATTGATTTTACAGATGATGAGACTAAGATTGTTGAATTGATTGGTAAGTGTGAGACTTTCAATGAAGTAAAAGAAGCAGCAAAGATTTTATATGAGTATTGTAAAGGTGAAGTGAATGATCAACAAACTCAAAAGAAAGCAGAAGATGCTGGAGATGGTGAGATGGAATTGCCTTCCAATTCATCAGACATTGAAAAAGAAGAGATAGATGGACAAGAAGTAGATGATGAGACACCTGATGCTCAACCTGCTCCACCAGAGGCATCTGATGATAAAGAACCAGAAGTTCAAACTGCTGAGTCATTAGAGAGTCATCTTCAAGATCTAGTAAGAGAGAATGGTGTAGAGAATGTTTATCTTGAAATTCCTGATTTAGATTTAGATCAGATCATTGCTACTAATGAAGACATTCATAAAGAGATTGATAGGTCATGGAAATCTCAGCAAGACTTTATCATTGAACATACTGGTAGAGACACAGATTTATTTGAAGAAGTAGATG